GGCAGCGGCGCAGGCTAAGCAGGCTGAACTGCAGCTTAAGCAGATTCAGGCGCAGGTGGACTCACAGATTCGTCAGCAGGAGCTGGCGCTTAAAGCCCAAGAAGCACAAGCCAAACAACGGCTTGCGGAGAGTGAACTCAAGCTTGCTGAGGATGAACTCAGCATGAAAGCTGAGCTGGAGGGGACAAAGCTGGGTATTGATATTGGCAAGTCCCACGATAAACAAACACCCAGAAAAGGGGGTAAAGATAAGTGATACAAAACTTCGTAGAAGTTCTACGCAAAAAAATCCGAGAAGACATGAACAACTACGCAGATGACTGCGCTGGTGGGGCATGCAAAAGTTTTGAGGAGTACCAAAAACTCTGTGGCGTCATTCAAGGTCTGGCGATTGCAGAGTCCTATCTTTTAGATCTTGCTAAGAAAGTAGAGGAATCCAATGAGTGAAGTCATTGAGGTAGCCGTTGGCGGTGTTCAAGCCCAAGGCGAGACCCACAACGAGCAGAAGGCTACGCAGTTACCAAAGCCAAGAGGCTGGAAGATACTGTGCGCCATCCCAGAGGTGGAGGACAAGTTCAGCGGTACGGACTTGCTTAAGCCAGAGTCACTGACCAAGGCAGAGGAATACAGCACAACCGTGTTGTTTGTAATTTCCATGGGCGCAGATGCCTATAAGGATGAGGCTAAGTTTCCCAACGGTCCGTGGTGCAAAGAAGGTGACTTTGTGTTAGTTAGGGCTTACTCCGGTACGCGTTTCAAGATTCACGGCAGAGAGTTCCGCCTAATTAACGACGATCAGATTGAGGCAGTTGTTGAAGATCCCCGTGGCTACAGCCGCGCTTAACAGGAGTTAGAAATGGCAATTAAAGATAGAGAAGATTACAAGTTTCCCGACGAGCAAGATCAGGAAGAAACTCGTGGTGAGCAGGAGTCAGCTGAACTTGAGGAAGGTGATATTGAACTGGAGGTCGTAGACGATACGCCGCCAGAAGATAGAGGCCGTAAGCCGCTTGAGCGAGAGGTTGAAGACCCCTCGGACGATGAGATCGCAGAGTACAGCGACAAAGTTCAGAAGCGGATCAAGGAGTTGAGTCATGCCCGTCATGACGAGCGCAGGGCCAAAGAAGCTGCGCTTCGGGAGCGAGAGGAGGCCGCTAGGATCGCCCAGCAGTTATTGGAGGAAAACAAAAAGCTGCGGGAAACCTATAACCAAGGCGCTCAGACCTACACCCAGATGGCCCAGTCGCAGGCTGAGATGTCATTGGCTTTTGCCCGTCAGAAGCTTAAGGAGGCTCAGGAGTCCTACGATAACGACGCAATTATTGCAGCGCAAGAAGAACTGGCTGCGGCTCGGTACCGTTTGGAGCAGGCAAAAACTTTTACGCCTACCTCTTTACAACTTCCTCAACAAGATGTATATATCCAACCAACGCCTCAGCAATCGGCTGTTGCTGACCCGAAAGCGGTCAGATGGCAAACCCGGAATCCGTGGTTTGGACAGGACGATGAGATGACCAGTCTCGCGCTGGCGGTGCACAAAAAACTGGTCGAAAACGGTGTCGATCCTCGGACCGATGCCTACTACGAGCGGATTGACGCTCGCATGCGTGATGTGTTTCCCGATTATTTCGGAGAGACAAGGAAACAGGAACCGAAACGCTCGGCAAGCGTAGTTGCCGCACCAACTCGTACTGCTGGTAAGAAAACTAAAGTAACGCTGACGAAGAGCCAAGAGGCTTTAGCACGTCGCTTTGGGCTAACCAATGAACAGTATGCAAAAGAAATTTTAAAACTTAACTCGGAGTCCTAACCATGTCTGAAAGAATTAGTCGTGACGGTGCGCAAGAGCGTACCCCTAGAAACCATCAAACACGTGAGAGTTCTGTTCGTGCGACCTATAAACCGCCGAGCGCTCTCCCAGATCCTGACCCACAACCGGGCTGGGTATTTCGTTGGATTGCCACTTCTGTACTGAATCAGGCAATGCCAGCAAACGTATCCAAAAAGGTTCGTGAAGGTTGGGAGCCGGTCAGAGCTGAAGACCACCCCGAGCTTATGCTCGCTGCAAATTCAAACGGTAATGTTGAGCTTGGTGGATTGATGCTGTGCAAGATGCCTGCTGAATTGGCTAAATCACGCACCGATTACTATGCGAAGCAGAACCAAGCCCAAGTGGAGTCTGTTGATAACAACTTCATGAGGAATAGTGACCCACGTATGCCGTTGTTCAGTGATAAGAAGTCATCGACAACGCGAGGCGTTGGGTTTGGAAGCGGTTCTAAATAACTTTCAAACGAGGTTTTAAATGGCATATCCTACTGTTTCAGCCCCGTACGGGCTAATTCCGATCAATCTGGTCGGCGGTCGGGTCTTTGCTGGTGCTACTCGTCAGATCCCTATTGCTGCTAGTTCTGCAACCGCCATTTACTTTGGCGACGTTGTTGACCTAAACAGTGACGGTGTTCTGGCTAAAGAAACCGGCACGGCTACGGCTACTCCTGTTGGCGTTTTCCTTGGTTGCACTTACACGGATCCTACTTACGGCGCTACTTTCCGTCAGTACTATCCCGGTAACGTGACCGCTACGGACATTGTGGCTTACGTCGTTGACGATCCCCAAGCCCTGTTCAAAGTTGCGGTGTGTACTGCTGGGTCTACGACCATCAACGCAGTATCCCGTACGGCTGTTGGTAACAACACTGCTCTGGTGCAAAACACTGGCAGCACGGTTACTGGCAACTCTAAGGTAGCAGTTTCTGTAACTACGGCTACTGATTCGACCCTTCCGGTTCGGATTATTGACGTAATTCCTGAGACCGCTAATTCGCTCGGCTCTTACACTGAAGTTATCGTGAAGTGGAATGCCGGAATGCACCAGTACGATAACCCGACTGGCGTATAAGGAGAGATTAAATGGCTATTTCACGCGCACAACTACTTAAAGAACTACTCCCGGGCTTGAACGCCCTGTTTGGTATGGAGTACGCCCGCTACGGCGAAGAGCACAAAGAGATCTACGAAACTGAGACCTCTGAGCGTTCGTTTGAAGAAGAGACCAAGCTGTCTGGTTTCTCTGCCGCACCAGTCAAAGACGAAGGTTCTGCCATCGCCTATGACAATGCGCAGGAAGCTTTCACGGCTCGGTATACCCACGAAACCATCGCCCTTGGCTTCTCAATCACTGAGGAGGCAATCGAGGACAACCTGTATGACAGTCTGTCCGCTCGGTACACCAAGGCGCTGGCTCGGGCTATGGCTTATACCAAACAAGTTAAAGCCGCTGCGGTCCTGAACAATGGATTCTCCACAAGCTACCCCGGTGGCGATGGCGTTTCCCTGTTCAATGCAAACCACCCCCTAATTTCTGGTGGTGTCAACAGCAACGTCCCCACCACCCCTGCTGACCTGAATGAGACTTCGTTGGAAAACGCAGTTATTCAGATCGCTGCATGGACGGATGAGCGTGGTCTGCTGATTGCTGCAAAGCCGCGTAAGCTGGTTATTGCTCCTAGCAACATGTTCGTTGCGACCCGCCTGCTGGAGACTGAACTCCGGGTTGGTACGGCTGACAACGACATCAACGCTCTGAAGAACAACGGTTCGATCCCCGAGGGTTACACCGTTAACCACTTCCTGACTGACCCGGATGCGTGGTTCCTCACCACCGATGTTCCGAACGGTCTGAAGCACTTCATCCGTACTCCAATGTCAACGTCGATGGACGGGGATTTTGACACTGGCAACGTGCGGTACAAGGCTCGTGAGCGTTACAGCTTTGGCTGGTCAGATCCGCTTGGCGTGTTTGGTTCGCAAGGCGCAGCCTAACTGGTTGTAAAGAAGGGGGGTTGCAAAACCCCCCTTTTGTTGTATGCTTCAAGTGACTAGGATTTATTACCCGTATCGACTGGCCTAGCAGACGTAGTAGAGACGATGCGGGGATGTGCTACTACACGAAAGGTTTATCATGGCCCGCACTACCTTCTCAGGCCCAGTCGCATCTGACAACGGCTTCATCGGCGGCACTTCCACCGATCCTATTTCTGTAACTTCTTCCGGCAACATTTCCAGTTTTTACGCCACTTCTTCGGCTACGACTGGCGATACACGCTTGATGTATCAGCGTCTGGACATTACTTCCACTGGCTCTGGCGAAACCCTGCGGGCATTTAC